TAGCTACTGTATCGTTAAGATTAACAGCGCTATAAGGAGCAACAGTAACAGTAGCTCTAGCTCCTCCTACAACACCCGCGGTGCGAGCAGTAACAATTGCATATACTTCATCTCCAGTTGTTGGTGACATAATAACAATAGTGTCATCTACTCCAATAACGTTAGTTATATCAGCAGTTACAACAAAGTCTATTACGTTTACAACAGCAGCTCCAGCTCCAGCAGTCATTCTTACATCATCATAAGAGATATGTAATCTGTTTTGTTCTGACCAGATAACCTGATCGGATGTCATAGGCATTTCAGCTCCTACCATACGCAAGAAACCAGAAAGAGTTCTGTTTCCGTAACGCTCTACTTCTTGTTCATAGATCTCAGGTAAATACTGTTGTGCAAAGTTATTTGAATTAGCAGCAGCGCTATCGAAACTCAAATAGTTAGTTTCTAAAGCTTGCAGCTTTTGACTAGGGATCAATGATCCAAAGTCTGGTGTTAATGTACCAGCCATAATTATTTATTTTTAAATTTTAATTTTCTTAATTTTAAGTTTTGAAGAATCATTCATAGGATCACCCATCACTTTTGCTCTAATACCGTTTTTAAATTCACCACCTTGAGCAGAAAGCCTAGGTTCAGAACTTGGGTTTTTAGAACTGCTAACAACGTCTCTGACGGCATCAGCTTTTCCTTGTTCGTAAAAATGATTGGCGATAACATCTACATTTTCAGCAGCGTAAATAGCCTTATGATATCCTTTAGCATCTGTTACATTTCCTTTGTTGTCTAAGAACTTCCCGACAAGGTTTGTGATACTTGATTGTTTATCAACTAATTTACTAGGATCTTGAACACCATATCTAAATTTTTTATCTCCTACGTTGAAATCAAAACCTTTGAAATCTTTTTCGAAATAATCTTTAGTTTGTTGTTTAAATTCTCCATGTTGCTTTTGAGCAGTTTCCTGATCCTTCGTGTAGCGATTGAAAAAGTCAGTAGCTTTCTGTTGCTCCTGAGTAACGCCGGGTCTCAACTTGATATCGTCGTAATATTTACTCTTAGCTGTTTCCAAAAAGTTTTTGGCCTTTGCAACCTCTTCTTTTATTGCGAGTTTCTTTTTGCGGATATCTCGCTCCTCTTCTATTTCTTCATCATATGAAAAATTATCTTCCATAAGGAAATTAATTTCTTCATTATCTAAGTGTGGTTTAGTTTGTTTATAATATTCTTTTAATAATGTATTGTTATCTACATTAGAATAGTCAGCATTTAAACGCACATAGTCTTCAATGTTTCCACCTGTATCTTCCATAAAAGAAACAAGCTTCTCAATATTTTCAGGTAAAGGTTTTCCAGTTATTTGAGCATCTCTTTTAGCTTCTTTAACTTCTTTACTTATTTCTTTAACTTCTTCAGCTACATCTTCTGTAATTTCTTGCAGTATTGGCTGTTCATCTTGAACTTCTTCAGCGGGCTCGGATATTCCTTCTCCCACTTTTTCGCTATCTCCGGATGATTCGCCCACAGGAATTTCCTTTGTTTCTCCGATTTGAATGGCATCGTCTTCTTTTTTATCTTCTGTAGGTATAACTACTTTAGTTACATCTTCTTTTTTTATTTCATCTTTAGGTTGAGATAAATTAACCTTTGTAACCTCTTCGGTTTTGTTTAATTTTTTCATTTTAGGCTTTGATTTTATTTTAAAATCGCCTTCTTGTTTTTCTGTTGACATAATATAATATAATTAAATAAATAAAAAGTTTTATTCAGGACCTAAACTTCCTAAACTAAACCCACTTAAATCATCATTACCATCTGATTCGAAATCTTTAGGTAATAAATCATTTTTTCTTTGGTCAATCATTTGTGATTGTTGAGTACCTGCTATTCTTGTTCTTTTATCTTTACGATCTTCTATTTCCTGCTCTCTTTCTTTTTCAACACCTGCTCTTGCTTTAGCCAATTGCATTTGATATTCAAACTCTGTAGCCATAAGCTCTTTTTTTATTTGAGCTTCATTTTGCATGCGTTGTATCTCAAATTGAGATTTAGCTTGTTCAATACTTACTTTCTCTTGAGTAAGAGCTTGTTGTTTTTGAACTTCAGACATTGCAGCTGCTTCTGAGGCTTGAGCATTTGCCTGTGCTTGAGCTTGTATATTTTGTTGAGCAGCTTGTTGTTCTCTTTCTATTTTTTGAGTTTGTCTAAGTTTAATGTATTGATTAGCTAATTTAGTGTTTTTAATTTCCCTAATGTCTATAGCGTCAGATAAAGCTATAGCTCCCGTTTGTAAAGCCATTTGAACATTTTGCTCAAGCTTTGCTCTTTCTTCTTCTTCAGGTTCTAATTGTAAATAAATTCCAAAATCGTGAATTTGAAGATTAATTAATTCTTCTAATGTTTTAGTATTAAAAGTGCTTATGGAGTTCATTAAAGCTTCTCTGTTCAAAGGATTTTGAACTATGTCTGCTGTTTTTAAACTTATGTTCTCACATGTTCTAAGTCCTATATGAAGTAGTGCATCCATTAAATGTCTTGTAGCTACATTAGAAGCGTTTGCCGCCATTTTTTGTAAACCAACTAATGAATCTTTATCAGGCATACTGCCATCTCTTGCTTCATTTAATCCAGTTACATCGCGTATCATTTGTAAGTAATATTGATACGTGCCAATTAAACTTTGAATTTTAGATTGTCCAGACGATGATGTTAATTCTGAAATAGGTACTTTACCAGCATTCATACCACCTTCTTGAGTAAGTGATCTACCAACTATAGAACCTGTTTGGAAATACATGTTTAAAGCTTCAGCTGGGTTATAATTAGTTCCGTTACCTAAATCAACTTCTGCTAAACCATCCATATCTAAAAATACACCATCAGGCACTATTCTAGACATAACTTGTTGTAGCTTTAGATGAGTAAGTTGTATCATATCTGCAAAGCCAGTTATTTTACCAACTAAAGATTCAATACGACCTTTATATATTCTAGGTGCAGATATACAATAATTCATTTCAACTTTTGTAGTATCAGCATATGGCCTAGTCATATTCTCTGCTAGTTTCCACTCTAACATATAATTATTACCTAATACTTTAGCTCCAGTATATAAAACTTCTATAGTTCTTGTTACAATATCATATCTATCGCTTTCAGGTGGATTATAGCCATCAAACTTTATTAAAGCTTTTTCAAGCCCTTGATCTGTTTTCTTTATTTTAAATACTTGATTGTGATACGTTTTATATTCAAAATACATTACTTGTACTGTATTTTCATCATAATTACCCCAACCAGTTATGTATTGAGAATTACCAGGCATTTGTTGTATTCTAAGTAATTCTTCTTCTGGTATATCTGGAAATTGCTTTTTCAGTTCAGGTATAGTTATAGATTTTACTTCGCCTATGTAGTATATATTTTCAAAATTAGGATCTTCTGTGTATGAATAAACCATATAAGCTGGATCAACATAATCAATTTTTATTCCTTCAGCTTTGTTAAATCTTGTTTTTGAAGCAGCAATACCTAAAACAGTAAGATCATATGCTAATCTTCTTTTTGTTTCTTCGTATTTATTTTTAGCTAAAACATTATTTATTACTTCTTCTTCTGCTATTTCTATTTGTTGCTTGTAATTCATTTGCATGTACAAGTCTAATTCTTCTTGACTAGCAGGAAGTTCTTCAGGGTTTGAAGTATTAAAAAGATCTAATCCTAATTGATTTTTAAAATCATCTAGTATATCTTTAGTATTTATATCTCTTAATAAAGCTTCTGCATATCTACTTTTTTCTCTTGTAGAATAAGGATCTTGAGCAATTGTTGTAATATCATAAGACTTGTTAGACATACCATTAACAACAATATCAACAAATTTTGATATAACATTAACTGGTTTCCAGTCTAAATTAAGATAAGACAAATCACCATTTATAGATAATTCGTCTTTATATTTTGCCACAGATTGTTCTCCTCTAGCATATAATCTTAATTGATGAAAATTACTGTAACTTTGTGCGTATCTATTTCCTGATCGTCCTTCTTGGAACCATTCACCTTCAATAGCTCTACCAACTTGAATACCATAGTCTAAGCTTGATTTTTCTTCATCACTGACCACCTGGCTTGGAAAAGAACTGTATGTATTAGTTTCGACTCTCATTTATTAAAGTATTTTTGAAGTGGTTCCACTGTTATTATATTTTTTAATACCTAAATCAATAGGTTTATATTCTTTTTTTGCAACTGGCATATACCTGTTTTTATTACAAGCCATTAAAGCTAAACCAGAACTTATAGAAGCATCATGCTTTGTTCTATTATTTATATTAAACTTAGCCCAATCGTTTAGTGTTCTTTGAAAAAACATGTCTCCGTATCCGTTTTCCAACATGCCTACATTTGTATTTATGTAAGTTTCTATAGCGGCTGCATGAGCTTGCTTTATGTCTTCACTAGAATTTGGTATACCACCTATTTCTCTTTCAGTTATTGATAATTTATTCCAAACCTTATCTGGCCTGTTCATTGAATAACCTCTATAACCTCTTCTTTTAAAATGATATAATAATCTAGGCTTATTATTTTCTGCTAATATAGGCATACCGTAAAAAATACAAGCCATTAAAACATCTTCAAAAAATATCTCAGCTGTTTGAGGTCTTGATATGTATTCTAAAAAGAAATGATTTGGTGGTGCATTTTCCATACTAAACTTAGTTAGCCCGTGTAACGCCCCGTTAGAACCTCTACCATCTACTGTACCCGATATATCATAACTGTCACAACCAAAAGCTCCAACGTGTTCATTACCAGGGTTTTTTATACCATTTTTAATTATTACTCTATTTTGTAATTCTATTTGAGGTACCCAAGATATGTTAAATCTACCGTCTTTATTAGGTATAAATATAACTCTAGTATCTTTTATTCCATTTTCCCATTGAAAACTACCTTGAGTTATAACAGTTGTATTTTTTAAATCAACATTATAATCTATTTGCTCATATATCTTTGTAAGATTAAACAAAGATTCTTTTGCTTCATCTCTAAAGGCATGTTCTTCTGTTCGTGGAAATTGCCTAAAATATTCATTTAAACCGTCTTGGTCTTGTTTTAATCCTTCAACTTCATTATTCCAATGATCTATAACTCCTTGTTCTATAGTATCACCAAAAGAATCTACTGTTTCTTTTTTAGGTTTATCAAATACTGGATAACCATAAGAAT